TTTACATCGCCACCATGATAGATACAGACTTCACTTATTACTTTGCATCAAACTGCTTACTTTATGAACTAGATTTATTACACTGTCATCGTAAATTGGTATCTTTTGAAATTTTAATTCAAAAAAACTTATTTGTCAACAAAACTCAGGAGGAATACATTATGCGTGTAAGATGGAAAGATAGTGCCTGTGTCACGTCTAAAAAAACTATAAAATACAGAAAGCATTATATAATTGCTTATAATAAGGATGGAATTGCTGGATGGATCATTGATCTTCCGGATGATCATAACATTTATAAGTCCCATTATTGTGCTGAAAATGCTATTGATCTTGCTCTTGGTGGGTATGGAGTAAAAGGAAAGCCTACAGAGAAAAGATTGAAATGTGGAATTGAAATTATTGGAACGTATTAAAAATTTCAAATTTAAACCTAAATAGGAATAACATGGGTTACATTCTTCAAAACATTAATTGAATTATCCTACATTTTTACTTGCTTTTTATGATATGTAACAGTAATAAAACAGTACCCCATTTTATGGAAAGAAAATACCCTCTTTATCTTTAAAATTTGAATCTAAATAGAGAATACAAAGATTCAAAATTTTTTCCACAAATGCCTTTTTTATTGGCGATACAATTATTTTTATAAAGAAAAACTAGGTATTTTATGTTCAAAAATACTAATACAAAAAAGTACCTAGTTTTTTTTACAAATAATACCTAGTTTCAATCACCTTAAAATAAATCTATCTCGCATTAATTTAAGCATATTTTAACGACATCAAATTGTTCACTTATAGTATCATCAATTTTTGACATAGTCTTCAATGTGCTCTCTACTGCACTAACAATGTTATTACCATTTTCTTCATAAAATTTTCTAAATGTTCTTTTATATAAATCTTGATAATTTTTTGCTGATAATACCGTTATCACATATTCTCCGATTTCTTGTTCTCTTCCATCTGCACTTTCATCTGCCGGATACCCATAAATAGTTCCATAAAATTTTCCGTCTTTAATTCCACATACTATAGCACCAAACATTTTTTCAATTCCTGATAATTGTGTATTATTATCAAAATATTTCTTTATATCATCATATTGATAATCTAACCAATTATGTACAAAATCCTGATAATCCTCCATCATATCCGCAACATCTTTCTCTACTTGTTGGTTATTAATAACATATCGAAATAAATTGTCATACCCTAAAGATGATCCTACCATACCTACAATAATATCGTCTTTGATTTGATATACTTTTCGAGAATCATACGAAACAGATTGTACTTCATAAGTTTCTTTTTCTCTATCAAAATTATCTATATGTGTACTTTTTTTATCCCCAAACAAAAACAGTTCTTTTCCTGATCTAATCATAATTACTACGCTCATAGTTATATCCCCCAACGTTTTCTTTTATGCTAACATATTATTGTTGGATTATCTATAAAAATAATTATGTAATTTCTGGAAATAAAAAAAGACCAGAGGATTTCTCCCCCGGTCAATATTAAAATTTAAGGTATCTTGTAGCTGAATACCCTGTTACGCTCTTGTACTTAACTTTCGTCCATGTGCTGCCTTTAGAAATTACTTCAACGCTGGCACCCTTTGGAATCTTACCAATGATCTTGGATGATCCGTTAGCACTCTGACGGATCATAAGCGGATCGGATTTTGTAACAACCTTAGCATACGTTGTTGCTTTTGTAACTTTCTTCACTGTTGCTTTTACGGCTTCCTTAACCTTGGTAGCTGTTCCCAGCTTTTTGTTACAGATTCCCTCGGCGATTAACTTAGCAATCTTATTTACGTCTTTACCAATCTTATAATCGGACTTAGAATCACAGAAAAAGCTCTCTGTCATGATCGTTGTTGCCTTTGTGCCGTTCAGCATATACAGGTTCGTTCTCTTCTGCACATCACGATCAGTGAATCCAGCGGATACTAATTTCTTCTGTACTCTCTTTGCGTACTTCTTACCATTTTCGGAAACATATAATACTTCTGTTCCGTGTGCTTTTCCGTTATAGCAATTCAAATGACCTTCGACAACGAGATCATAATTCTTTGCATTTAAACGTGTCAGCTTCCATGATTTTTCCTGTGATGCAGCGGTAAATACTTTTTCTGGGCAGATATACAGATCAACGCTGTGTCCGGCACTCTCAAGATATTCTTTTACCTTCTTCATAAGTTTTTTGTTGTACTTATACTCGTTTACGCCTCCGCTGCCTTCTCCGCTTGCAGATGTATATGATCCGTTTTTAAGCAAGCTGTGTCCTACTGTTAACGCAATTCTCATGCTTACACCTCCTGATCGTTTGATGGATCGTTATCTTCTAATTGTTCCTGATCTTTCGTATCTTCCAAGTCAGTCTCCGGCAATGGATTCTCTGCGTAATTTGTCCATGATCCATCGTCCAGTTCGGTCGTATGATTGATCTTATCCTCTTCGCTGACTTCTTCTACGTCCTCTAAATCAAATACTGAATTGTTCAATTTTCCATCGTCTAAAAGGTCCTTAACTCCATCAAACCACAGCTGCACGATCTCTTTTAACATTTTATCGCTAACAAACATCTGAATCGGTTTCGGCAACAGTCCTCTCGCCAAATGAATTACATAATCAAATTTCTGCTGCCCTTGCTTGGATGCTCGGAATGTTTTCTCTGCTTCTACAAAAAGCTTGTAAACGTCCAGTCTGATCCCTTCAAGACCTTTCCTTGTGATATAGTCAATCAGTTTCTTAATTAAAAAGGCAATAATCAACACTGTGATTACTGCCAGAAATAAAACTCTATTCTGTTCGAATAATTCTCTCATATCGTCATTCTCCTTCTCATAGTCCAGCTTGTTTGAGTACAAAGCCGATCACGGCTCCAACAACTGCGGTCAGGACATACATAGAAATGCTTCGCCATTTCTCGCCGTCTCGGTTTTCTAACTCTTCAAGCCGTTTATTCTGCTCCGTCTGGTTAACGAGCATATGTTCCATATTGATCGCAAGCTTTTGTACAGACAATGTGAGATCATTGATCTGTCTTACTGTTGCTTCAAGGTCTGCAATTCTTTTGTTCTGCCGAACTTGCTCACGATCTATACCTTTGGCAAATTCTTGATGCTCGTGCCTTCTTAAGTATTCATCATCCAACTATGTCTCCTTCCTCAACTTATCGTTGCTGTCATTGTCGCTTGACTTGTTTCTAATTCAGAAGAAAATATGCAATAGAAGCAACTAGCATCGCTTTCATTCACTTCAAGTCCTACACTGATTTTAACTTTTCCTCCAACTTCTACCGGATTCGGAGACATATTTACAGACTTAATCTCAATAATTTCAGCCATCACACCACCTTCAATTCTATAGGCTCTATCAGCACTTCGTCTAATATCACGTATTTAATATCCAGTATGTATGTACCTCGTTGTTTTGGGGAAATGATAGCTTCGATTTCATGCTCGTAAATCTTACAATTTCCGTTGCTTTCTTCGAACTTATCTTTCATTCGCAACAATGAAAATGTAGCTTCTTCAATTACGAAATTTTGATCCTTGATCGAATGAATTGAAATTCTAATACTTCTCGTTTCCCCGGTATTAATTATGACTTTTTTCTTACTTTGCATACCAGCCTCCTATATTTTCTTCTAATTATTATTCAAAGTTGCATAGATATCTAACGGCTCTAATGTCACTCGCATAGAGGCTAAATCCACAGTGATAATATAAGTCGCATAATATCCAATATTACCAGCTTCATCATATGCGGTAAGTCCTATTACATACTTGCCGTTTAATGTCGCTGGTATAACTGCATCCCATATCTCCGGAGAAGCCGGAGAATCCTTATTTCTGTATAAAACAACGGATTCTCCGTTAATCTCTCCCTCTAACCGAACAACCATAGATTGCTCCTTTAGTCTGTTACTTCTACGCTGATTACAAATGTCTTGCCTGCATCAACAGGGTTTGGAGTTAATGTTACAGACTTGATAACTGGTGCTGCTGTGTCAAGTGTAACTGTTCTTGTAACAGTTGTAGACTTACCAGCACTGTCGGTAGCAACAACTGTGATTGTGTTTGTTCCATTTGCAAGTGTAAGGTCTTTGCTGAATGTTCCATTGGATGCAACAGTAACGGCTTCCGCTGTTCCAGAATTAAGTTTGATTGTAACCTTAACCGGGCTAGATGTAACATCGTTTGTAGTACCTTTGACTGTACAAGCAGATTTGTTTGTAATAAGCTTGTCTGCTGGACTTGAAAGAGTCAGTGTTGGTGGTACTGTATCTACCTTGAATGTAGTTGAGTTTGTAGCGGCTGCGTTTCCATCATAATCGGATGCATCAAGTTTGATTGTATGACTTCCATCGGATAACGCTGTAGCCGGTGTATATGTACACTGGTATCCGCCTGTGATCGCTGTCTTAGTGATCGCATCGCCTGTTACTTTAGTACCACTGTCAAGTGTAATACCGATTGTTGCTGGGTTAACTCCAGAATCAGCATCGGTAACTTTCCATGTGATCGTAGGTTTGCTGTTTGTAGAGAATGAACCAGCTGTTGGGCTTACAATTGCAATAACTGGAGCTACTTTCTCTTTAACTGTTAATCTAAGGGATGATCCTAAGGTAGAATCAGTTGCATCTTTTGAGGTTGAGTTTCCTGCCTCATCCGTTGCTGTTACTTTTACTGGATAGTAATGTCCGCTCTGGTTATAACTGGATTTTGACGGAGCTGTAATTGTAGCCTCGTATTTCCCTGTTGAGCTGTTAAGTGTAAGTGTATATGTCTGTCCGTTAATGACGGTTTGTACTGTTTTTACTGCCATATTTCTTTTCTCCCTTCAATATAGGCTTTGTGTATGTTTTATAATTTTGTTTTTTCTCTTTTAATTACATGGGGCTCTTATCTTCATCATAGGCTTTGTCCTTAATCCGCTACTATATAAGTTAAGCATACATTCAGCCAAGCATCAGCCGGAACATTAATACAAGATGTTGTACCATATCGCCCTATTGAAACAATTCTAGTACTAGCATCAACAACCACTGAAAACCTATTACTTCCACTTCCTTGTTGTGCAAAACGTACGTTTGTTCTAGGAAGTCCTATCCCATCTGGAAGTTTAAACATTGCAACGTCTGGAATCCCATCACTTGTTTGCTTTGTAGCTAATTCATTTTTATTGCCTACAGCTCCTACAATATATACAAATTTTCCACACTGACGTACTTGAACGTTGCTGTTCGGTCCATAATGAGTACAACCATTAAAAAAATTAGTAACTTTGAGCCATCCAGTATCTATAGGTTGCTGCTTTTCTAACTCTTCCTGTAATGTTCCAAATGTGACGTATCCCTCTGGATCAATTGTCGTTGTAATACTTACATCATTACTTAACTTGATGTAAAAATCATGTACCAGCGACCATGCCGGCATAGATGTTTCTGACGGAACTTCCTTACCTGTTGAATTTTGCGAAATTGCAAATAATACCTCTGTTCCGCTTGCATCTTTTGCATAAATACCCAGCTGTGTCATAAGATAACCAGCTGTTAAGCCAGTATTGGAAAACAACACTCCGATCTTAATTGTTCCATCCGAAGCGGTTGTTACGCCTTGGATTGTTCCACTTTGCTTTATCTCTGAAACGGCTGTCTGACTTTTTAATGCACTTACATCGACTTTTCCAGCTCCAGCTTTTATGGCGGTTACGTTAATCGTCCCACCATTTAGAGCATTTTTTAAAAGCTCAATTCCTTTGTCTGTAATTATCGTATTATCCCACATACTTATACCTCACTAATAATCGTTGAAGAATGCTCGCATACACTTGACACGATCACATAATTAATATTCGTTTCTGATTCACTCACTTCCGAGATACGAACATCACATATAAGATGTGCTGGTTTTAATTGCTCAATTCTTCTTAATACTTCATCATAGTTATTGACTGTTCCGTAAAAAATCACTTGAAATGTATTCTTACCAGTGTTTTCAACGATCTTTGCTTCAACACCGCTCAAAGATGATAAAATCTTTTCAAAACGTGCTGGATTTAAAGCCTTTTTCTCTCGTCTTTGCTTTATCTGCTGCCTTCTTTGTTCTATTGTCTGATCTGGAAGAGGCGTTATTTCATACGCTTTTTCCCAGTACGGCAACGACCATGTGGCACGACTTACAAAGATTTGATCGTAAATGTCGTCACATATCTCTTTCACATCGTCTAATTCCAGACCGATGATCTGAAACAACCAAAGACCGATTCTTGATTTTCCGTAAATAGGAGATACATAATCAATCATTCGCTTTGCACTCTCACTGGTTAAGATTTGCTCCATAAGTTCTGTTTTATACCACATAAATCAGCCCTCCGTTAATGCTATAGTTCCAAGCACAGGCATTTGTCCAGACGTAAATTCAACGTTTTTGGCTGCATCATTTATCTGTACATTTTCATAGTCATAAATATCGGATATAGAACTAAGTAATGAGTTGATCGCTGATATTCTGACAACATTATCGGTTGCATCCGAAGATACGTTCAATAAATATGCCTGCAATTCTGTCTTAAAGCTGTCTTGCACCTCTCGAATCGTTCCTTCTTTCAGATACACAACCGCTGCGACATTAATTGTGACTGTATCAGGGGTTGTTATTTCTAAAACGGCATTTGTCGGTGCTAAACGTGCTTCTCCATCGTCTGGACTCATAATATAATCATAAACGGCATCTTGAATCTGCTTTGATGCCGGCTGTCCATTCTGATCTAGCAAAATGATCTTAACTGTCCCAGATGTATCTTTTGCCGATATAACAGTTGCAGCACCTACACCAGCAACCGATAATGCCCATCGTTTGTAATCGGCAACATTTCCTATAAACGAAACGTCCTGACTTTGATCGTATTCAACGATTCGCTCTCTCAAAGTGTCATCGTCCTCTTCATCCAAACCACCAGTGATCGGTTCTTCATTTGTTACAGATATAATCTCGTCGAGAAGTTCTCCATTCTCGTCCCCTGTGTGCAATACGATTGTGTTTGCTCCAACATTGCTATCTGCTCCTCCTTCCACTGCTTCAATTGGTATTTTTGCATTTCCCAGAGTATCAACTGTAGCTTCTTCAATCGTTACGAACTCTATGGTATTTCCTTCATCGTCAGCCTCCGTTGAAAATCCATAGCCAAGGGGTATTACAAGTCCAGCTTTTGCTGTAATTGTCACATATCCCGAAGCGTTTACTGATTCTCTTCGCACCATGCCTCCTCGCTCGTCTGCGTGATAATCTAATAAATATGATTCTTCACAGGTAGCCGGAAAAAGGCACTTTAAAACTTCTACAAGAACATATTCTTTAAGTTCCGAAAGTTCTATTGCTGTCGGACGTGTAAAATCCCACGGAAAACCGCCCTCTGATTTATCAATATCATCTGGAAGATTCCCCAGCATTTTCTCATGAATTTCATCTTCGCTTGAATTTTCAAGAAAATCTGGAAGTTCCATTTCTTCTGCTTCCAATGCCATTTTTAGCCCACCTCACTTTTAAAACTTGCTGTTATTTCTGTGTCTCCGTCGATTCCCTGTACCTGTACTGTTACAAGACAATGATCTGCTTCCCATTGAAACGAAATGTTTCCAACGTACAATGTTCTCTCTGACGGATCAGCCATCAGTGCCTCTTCTATCTCTCTTTGCAAGATACTTTCTGCCTCTTCCCGACTATCCGCTTGTAAGGCACTTTCATAATCAATCCCTATGTCGGTGGAATAGCCTTCATGTGCATATCGTTGTGTCATAATTGTTTTCTGACACCATTGCATCCACGCTTCGAACCCGGATGCCTCTTTTAATTTTCCGTCGTGAAGTGTAACAAAGTCGCCTGTGTCAAAATCAAAAAAGATGCTCGGCTTATAACCTGCATCTTCGTCGTCCTCTGTATTTTCTTCCTCGGTTCCTTCGTTATCTTCATCGTCTAAATATTCCTCGTCATTGTCGTATTCCTCTGGAAAAAGATTATCCGGCATCGTCTCCACCTCCTTCTACCTTTCCAACTACAATAAGTTCCTCTGCATCTGTCCAGATCAATAAAACCCTGTCGCCTGTTGCTGTCTCTATCCCAGATAATACTAAGTAATCATCGTCTGGTTCTGATCCTTCTGGGTAAGAATCGGGAAGAACGCCACCAGCTTTCATCGTTCCAAGTTCTGCAATAATATTTACTGCTTCGCTGTTATTTCCCTTTGAAATCTGTTCGATCATCCGAATAAAGTTTTTTCTTCCATCTTGCTTCATAACTAGCAATCTCCTTTAATAAAAAACAACGTCCATTGTTCCAGCAACACAGTCATGAGATATACTTTTCACTGTCTTGTTTCCCTTGATTCCAGCGGTACCACAATCAACATAGACTGTATCGCCTCGTTTGATCTTAGGATTACTGATCGCTGTCACTGTGTATTCTCGTTTGACTTTTGCACTTCTTTTAAGCTTGTTTTGTGCCTGTTTCTTGACCTTAGACAGCTTTTCTTTTTTGTCCTTGTCCATAATATCTTGGATCGTACCAAACTTCGATGTATTCTTAGATAATGTTGAAAGTCGTGGAATCGAGTTTTTCTTCGACTCTCCATAAATTTTTATTTTGGTAACGATATCATCCATCGTTATTTTCAGTTCAATAGATATAACGTTCTTTCCTTCTTTCAATTTATAAATCGTCGAATTTTTGTTTGCATACTTTATAATCACAGTCGTTCCTTCAATCGTGAAAATATAACGGCTTGAAATACTTTTCTTTGCCTTGTTAAGCACGTATATAATCATATCGCCGATATTCTTCTGCACTGGCTTGATTCTTTTGTTTTTAATCGAGCCATAACTATAGCTCAATTTCAGTTTCCAAGCGGTACAGATTTTCTTTACGATCTCTTTTGTACTAAGTCCTGACTTGTAATAAAAATAGTCCTGTGATTTCATCATATAAATGAGATAATCATAGGCTGTGAACGTTACTTCCTTCTCGGTGTCTGTAACTCTGTCATTTTCCCAGATCACACCTCGAAATACTTCAAAGTACCCATTCCCAACATCGGCAGAAATATATAATCGATCTGACGGCTGTATCAAGGTTGATAGTGTAGCCCCATTTTGAACGGCATTCATTACTGTTAAACTGACTTCTTTCGCTAACGAATCAGGATCATCGGAGATCGTTAAATCTAAAATAACTCGTGATTTAAAAAGATCATATCTCTTGCCGGATGATGTCTTTACCACGGCTTTATACTGCGGATTTGCCAAACTTGCCATGATTTATCCTCCTATCATCTTTAACAAAGTCTTATAACCTACAACGCCGTCAACAGTTAATTTATGCTTTCGCTGATATCTTTTCACTGCTGCTGCTGTCTTTGATCCGTAAATTCCATCTTGTTTAGTTCTGACAATCTTCTGCACAAATTTAACTACTTTCCCTCGTCTGCCTCTTCGAATCTTAATCTTCTTCATGGCAGATTTCATAGCGGAAGTCAGCTTTTTGTCAACTTTCAATTTGGAATATCCGTCTTTGTTCATTGCTTTCTTAAGTTCAGTGACTTTAGAATTTGAAACGGATTTACTGCTTGGAACAGGGATCACAAGCACCTGTCCTTTATAGATCGTGTATTTGCTGATCTTCTTTTTCGGATGTTTCTTGCGTTCCTTCTTGTTCCTTGCATCAATGAGTTTTTTATTGGCATTATAAATTAACTTGTACTTTTTACTCGATCCGAGATATTTCTTTGCAAGCTTACGCAACGTCTGACCTTTTTTTACCTTAACCTTTTTCTTTTTTACTTTGGTTGTCTTTCGCTTTCGTTTACTTGATGATACACTGATTTTCTCATAATCAATAAATCGGATTGTATAATAATAATCTTTCAGACTTTTAATCGTGGAAACGTACTGTGAGATCATCATGTCTTTATTGATCTTTGTCCCTGTAATACAGACATTTACCACTGTTCCATGCACTGTCCAGTAATTCAGCAACGCATCCAATACCGCTGGATCAGTCCACTTATGAACAAATTTCATGCCTTTTCTTGATTCTCCGGGCAAGAAACTATCCCAACCAAGCTCTGACAAGTTTTTACCATTCGGAACGTTGATCTGCCCGAATCTATAAATATCATACTCTGCAAATTTTCCATCAAGTGATGTTTCAATCTCTTCTGGAATCACTGGAAGCTGAATCTTTTGATTCGCTCCCTTTGCATTTTTACCAGTAATATATATGTCCATCACATAACCTCCGCTGTCCTGTTACTTGCTGTTGATCCTACGGCATCTGCAATCGCCTGCATGATTGTATCAGCAATCTCTCCTTTGGCGTTCTTAATATCATCTACGATGCTTCCACTACCATTTACGCTGATCGTAATTCCGCCAACATTAATGACTGTCTGACTGCTTCCAGATGATGCCGTTGCTCCTGTCTTAGCTGAACCGCCAACAATTCCACCCTTGGCATGTTTTGTAACGCCTAAAATCTGCCCTGCCTGATTCCACAAGGATAATGCTCGGCTTCGATGTTTAGAAAGTGGAATAACCATTTCGTTTCCATCTTCTCCAAGCTCTGAAACGATATGTCCTCTTACCAAGCTACCTTTCGCATTATGAAAGAACTTCCCATTTTTCGGTAAGGCTGTCTGTAATTTCGGTGCGGATGATGTCTTTTTGCTTGTTTTCTTTTTACCAGATTTTGAAGAACCGCTATTACTTAGATAACTTCCACTAGTAATACTTTTGATCGCACTTGCTTGTGCAGCGGTTGTACTTGCTGCGGATGCAATCGTTGAGGCTGCGGATGCTAAAGCACCTGCAAGTGATAATGCGGAACTTCCAGCACTTTGTAAGTTGCCACCAGCTGCAAGCGACATAGAACCCATCGTTCCCAGCATTCCTCCAGCTGTTGCGGACATTCCACCTAAGCCACTGACTTTTCCACCAGCTGCATTCGTAACACCTGAAAAAATCTTTGTCGTCTTTGATCCAACATTCGTTTGTTTTGTGTTTTTCTTATTCTCCTCGTAAGCTTTCTGTACGGAACTTGCCAGCTCTTTGTATTTTGCTCCTTTTGGATTAACACTGCTAATACTGTCTTTACTGTATTTCCAATATTTCTGACTCTTTGCCGTCATAGAATTACTGTTTTTCAGTGCATTCTTTCGGCTGGATACAAACCTTCTAAGGGAGTCGCCGAACTTATTTCCTTTTGTGATTGCACCAATTCCACCAATTCCAGCACCAATCAAACCACCAGCAAGAGTTCCAATAACTGGGACTGCTGAACCGATCAGTGCTCCTGTTGCTGCACCACCTCCAACCATTCCAAGTTTCGTACCACCTCTATAGGCTTCCTTCTTCTTCGTGGCTGAATCTTTTGAGGTCACTGCGTTGTAAATATTACCAGCTGCACTTCCTATTCCAGCAATTCCTAAAGCTCCACCTAATAAAGATGCACCTCCAACGGCTGCTGCTCCACCAGCAGTCGCTGCACCTGATCCAAGTTTTACGCCTAGATTTCCAAGCCATGCTTTCCATCCAGTGGCAGCTACGGTTTCTCCATTTTTCAGCGTGACACCAGAACCGCCTAAACCAAACAAACCACCCGGTGTCCTTGTCGGTCCAGATGGTGTTTTCGGTTCAGTTTGTTGCATTTTTCGCTTTACGCTTTCTGGTAACCAGATTTCTTTATTACCTGTCGGATTTGTTGTCGGTGTAGCATTTCCTCCACTACCAGATGTTCCCGGTATTGTAGAATTTCCGTTTCCAATTCCTCCGTTCACATTTACAACTGCCGCTGACACATTGATTGTTCCAATAGAATCTCCCAAAGGATTTGTTTTTCCTCCACCTCCAGAACCGCCAGTGATCAGATCGTATAGACTTTTTCCACCTTTAAACAGCTTTAGCCCTCCAGATAATCCAAGAAATCCAGCTAAATAATCTTCGATACCAGCTTTATCTCCGCCTGGTAACAGATCCTTAAGAGATTCCTTGAACCAGTTTCCACCAGCTTTTGCAATATCTTTTCCAATCCCAGTAATCTTCTTTACGATTGCTGGTTTTCCTTTGGAATCCCACCAGTTCGAAAAAGGATTGGCGATCAACTCATCCCATGCAATACTAATCTTGCCACCGATTGAAGCATTTTGGAATTTTGGCATACTAATAAGATCGTCGATCTTATCTCCAGCCTTTTCAAGGCCCTTGAATACAGATGTACTTGCATACTCTCCAAGTTTTTCAAGTGATGTTCCAGCTTCTTTTAGTTTTGCATCGGATTTATCAAGATATTCTGCAAAGTCTCCTAAACCTTTCGTTGCTCCCTTCTGGAGACCTTTTCCCCATTTAGAAACAATGTTTATGTCAAACGTATCTTTAATATTTGACATTAATCCAGAAACCGTCGAATTAGATGTTTTGTCCATCATTCCATCAAATTCTTTCAGCCCATTAAGGATTGTATTAACTGCTTTGTCTCCACTGATTTCGCCCTTTTGAGACATTTCTCTGATCTTGGCTATGGATTTACCCTCTGCATCAGCAAGATACTTCCATGCGTTTATACCGACATCTGTCAGCTGATTCATGTCCTCTGCGTTCAATCTTCCGTTTGTTTTCATCTGACCTAAAGCTCTGGATACTCGAGAGATACCCTCTTCTCCAGCTCCAAGTGCTGCGGATGCATTACCAATCTTTGTTAGATCCGGAATAATGTCTTTATCAGAAAATCCATAAGCCAACATCCTTTGAGCATTTGATACTACGGCCGATGTGTCAAACGGAGTAACAGATGCAAATTTCTTCGCACTATCCATAAACTTCATAGCTTTCTTTTTAGATTTCAGCATTGTTTCAAAGCCAATTTGATATGTCTGAAATTCGTCTGCTAATGATACTGGATCAGCTATCAATTTCTTTGTAGCAATTCCAGTTATAACTCCACCAGCCAAAGTTTTTAGTGAAAATATAGAATTCTTGATCTTAGATATAACACTTGGGATTTTTTTGATCTGACTTGTTACCTTGTCATTGATTTTTAGGGCTGCTGAAAAAGTCTTTCTACCAAAACTCATACCAGCACTCATAGCTTTTTTGATCCCTGCTGTTGCAGTGTCTTTTAATCCAAGTTTTGGAGTCCAGGTCTTTTTACCGAGCCCGTCTCCCTTTTTACCAAACTTGTCGAGGACTGGACTTGCTTTATCTTCAAGTCCTAATTTTGGCTTTGCACGCTTCTTTCCAAGCTTGTCCATCTCTCGTGATGCTTTCTCTGCATTCTTCCCTGTTTGCTGTAGGCCAGAAGATGCATGGTCGGAATATTCCGATACAACATCGATCACAATTTCTTTGTTTGCCATTTATGCATCTCCTCCTTCCATAGCTTTTAAAATTGCTGCAAAAATAAAAGCCCTCTCTCCTTCAGAAAGATCAAGGGCTTGTGATGGTAACATTCCAGTCCGTAAATAATTTTCTGCAAGCATAGAAGCTAACGGACTGGATTCAATTAGTTTTTTGCGTAGTCAACTACACTAACACCGCCTCCAGATAAGTTATCAATAGCATCGCTGACAGCTTCAAGCTCTCCAGCTGTTAACACCTCTTTGATAATTTCGTTCTGTGTCATAACCATATGACCAGCTTTCTTTAATCCTTCTTTCAGTGCTGAATTATCCCAGAATTTCTTTCCGTCAGTCGCTACTGTTGCAGTGTAAATCTTCCATGCCATGTAATCAGCTGTACTTACTTCTTTCTCAACGAGAGGAAGTGAAGCTCCGCCTGGGTTTGCCATATAAGTTGTAGCTTTCTTTCTACACTGTGCAATTTCATCGAAAGATAATGGTCGGACATTAAATTTAAACAATGTCTGTCCATTTCTTGTAATATTCAATGGCTGCTGTACTTCTGTTTTATACTCTGCGGCTTTTAAAAGACCCGTGATAAGGTCCATTTCATTTTCTTCTGTTACTTCGATTTTTGTTTCTTTCTTCTCTGCCATTTTGTTTCCTTTCCTATACCAGTGCTTTAATGCTATCTGGTACGCTGTTTACAATAAACTGACACTGCCTTTTGATGATCTCTCCCGGTTTTACCTCCAGAATGTTTGTATCTCCATCAGGGATACACTCATCTAACAAATATTTGCTTTCTCCGCCAGCAAGTGGCTCTGTTACACCAGCTTGAAGGCTGAATGTAGGAACTTTCCCATTTTTGATTGAATCCAACATAGGCTGGATTGTAAGATCGTCTCTTACTACAGCTTCCGTAAATGATGCTGTAAATTTAACACTGTCTGGGACACCATAAGTCTGAATATCTCCTGCCGGATGGAAGTCTACGTTTGAAAAGTTTACTCCAACGGCAAACTCTTCTACGGAGGCAAACCATACAGATGTGCCATCAACTGTGACAAATAATTTGCCATCTTTTCCAGTCATTAACTTTCTAGTATCAAAACCTTTTCCGCTCATTTATAATAACCTCCTACTGTGAAATATACTGGAACTGATAAGTTAAGTAGATCTTTTCCATACTGTCTACATCATCAATACGAATAATGAAATATGCATAATCTACTGCATGTGTATTATCCGTATCCTCGAAGAACTCATAAGTATCTAAGATTTTTCCTTCTCTGTTCATTTCAGCCAATACTTTTTTTGCTTCCTGAATTACGTTATCAACGCCATCAGATGTATTGCTGATCTTTCCAATCAGTGGTTCTAATGTTCGGTTAATACGATCAAAAGCCTCATAACGAATTGCTGTTCGTTTAATCTTTTTCCAGCCCTCATCGTCGCCCTCATTTAACACTGTGTAAGTATTAACCCCAGAATCGAACCAGACCTGTCCTTCCTGTCCTTCGGATAACAGAAGCAATCCTGATTTAATCGCATTGACATACTGTTCGTTTGTAAGCTGTTCAATGCATGATTCTGCATCAGGAATCTCCGTATGCACGATTGATGTACTGGAATCTTTACAACCAATCACACCACCCTGCACTGCCGCCGCAAGATATCCCTCTACTCTGTCTCCGGCGGTATTATAATAACCACTGCCACAGTAAATGAAATATGGTGCATTATAAGACTTAGCATTCGCCATTCTTGTTGCAAGGGATTTTCCAGCTGTTTCTCCAAGTACACAGATACCTAACGCTCCGTTTGAATGAATACGATCCATATACGTTTTCGCTAATGTCTTAACATCTTCCTCAACAGTATCAAGAATCATAACGTTCCATGCGTATGCTTCAAATGCATTAAAAGCATTGCTGTAATCTTCTGTTGTAACGTTTGGGGCTGCTCCATCAGTTAACGCCTGCTGTGTAACTGTCTGCATAATTCCAGATTCCCCAGAAGCAAGTTCAGCGTATAAATACTTACTGTCTTTCATTGCTTCCACAAGGTTTGCGGCTTCATTTACACCAGTACCAGCGACAAAGCTTACTTTCTCAACCAGTGTTGCTCCGTTATAAACAGAAAGCTCTTTTGTTGTTGCATCTCCTAACTTCTGCTTTAAGGTTACAGAAAACTTTAAGGCTGTAGGATACTTTGTTTTTAATGTGACTGCATTTGTGGAAGTTGTTGTCTGTAAAGATACGCTTCCCTCTTTTCCGCCAGTTCCAAGGCGGTATAAATATACAGTGTTTGCTCCAGCACTAAATAAGGCTGCTGCTGCATCAATTGTTCCGCTCTCCATATATAAAGAATACAGATCAGTTTTAGATGTGATCTTCTGAACTTCTCCAACCGGCCCAAAGTCTGCATGAACTGGAATACAAAAAACTCCATTCATTGCGGATGCTACACCATTATTTGTGATCTGCTCATGCCTGCGGTAAACGCCTGCTCTTTCCTTCTTCTCGCCTTTTAAAAATAATCCAGACAAGTCTCTACACCTCCTTCTTTCTAAATGTATCTACAAGTTTCTTTGCTGTACTCTGTGTTGCTTCTCTAATACCAGCTTTCGCAAATGCTGTTCGGATAATATCTTCGGATACTCCTAAGACCTGTGGATTTTCTGCATACTCTTCCACAGTGTAAACAACTTCCGGCATTGCTTTTGTATTTTCTTTCTTTTCTGCCATTGTTACCTCCTAATTTATTGTAATTCCTTTTATTTCTTCTGATTCCTCGTCCATTTCTCGAAGCTTTCCGTACTGTCCTCTCACGCTTACCTGTCCATCTCTTAAAGGATCAAACTTTGTGCTGTATGCTAATTGATTTACAAAAAACGGCGATCCATCGTCCATGACAAACCGCTCCCTTTCCTGTAAATTTTGAAGCAAATTCATGATAAACTGATCTGCGTTCACATCTGATCCAGAGATCACATGAACTTTGATATTGTTTGTAAACCATGTACAAGCATATGTCGATGGGAACGTTCCAGGCTGCATAGAATCCAGTCTCGTATAAACGACAACCTCTTCATCATCTGGTTTCCAGATTTCGTCAAGTTCCGTGTGATTAATTACTGTCACATCCCAGTGTTCGTCAATGTGCTTTGCCAAAGAACCGACTGCATCCAACGGAAGATACGAATGTTTTGGAAATGCGTATGCATCAAACGTCAAAATTGATCCGCACACCTCTACGTCCGCTTGCCCTTCAATCGCCTCTTGAAACGATTCGGATTTTCTCCATACAAGAGAAATCGTTGTATCTGCATCGGTTAAAAAAACTCCTTCAAACGCCTTTTTCAAGATTTTCTTTGCTTCAAGCAAGTTTTTATAGCCTTTATTATTAAACAGATACGCTATTGCAATCTCCATTGTTCCAGAAACCTTACGTTCGGAATCATCTTTCAGATTCAATCCATAAATGATACGCCCATATTGTGAGCCATCCCATCTTGAATCGGAATCATCGGGTGCCTGATCTAAAAAGATTGCTGGTGCATTTTTAAATGAAGCTAAGCCCTCAATGCCCAGTTCCTTTAAATACTTGAAAATTATTTGTTTCACAACGTTACCTCAAAATCGGAACCGAAGATTTTGACAACCTCCGGCTCTGCTTTCTTCTTAATTGGATTGACAAAGGGTCGTTTAGCCATCTTTTTTGTGCCATCCTCCAGCCATCCAGCATATTTAACATTACTTTTCAAGCGACTTGTAACTCTGTTCCCTTCAATCAAGGTTTCATCGTTCCAATCTTGACGTAAATTACCAGACTGTGGTGCTGGTGTCTCTCCCGGTGCGGATGATCTGTTTGGAAGCCGTTTATATTTCTTTCCAGAACCGCCTTTTGACAATACTTCAAGTTCGACATTTCTAAGAGTGTTTGTTGCCATCGCACCCTTTCTAGCCATTTCTCTTTTGATACTATCATTAAGGTTCTTTGCACACGCTTGAAATTCAGCTTCTACGCCCATCGGTATCACTTCTTTCTAGCACATAGTAAATTGAAAACTGCCCTGTTCCAGCTGGGTCTTTTGTTCCTTTCACAATAAACTTATGATCGTGACAAGGATCATCCCCAAACAATAACACGTCATTCTTACTTATCTTGACTGCTGGATGATAAGAAACAATCGTATGGCTAATCGGGGACTGGTTTTGTTTCCAGATTTCCATTGTTTTCATATCTGCTTCGGCTAATATGCCGTCTATGATCGCATCTGGAGCTTCTTTTTCATTTCCCTTTACAACCATGCCATCGTCCATGACTTCTGTATCCTGCCAGTAAACACGAAAAGACTTCATGTACTGATAAGGTCTGCCAAAGGATACCATTTTCAAAATCGTCCACCTCCCGGATGATTCATCATGCCAATATAGAAATACTTTCGTTTTTCATTCTCATACGGCTTGATTCCAACGCTTGAAGATGCAATTTCCTTTTTCAGATCATCATAAAGCTGTTTCCAAAAATTCATACGGTTCCCAAAATTAAAAGAGACAGGACCAACACTGTTGTCTACGTCCTGTCCGTATTTGAACATCATGTGTTCTAGCAATTTCAATTTTGCCATTTTGAAATTATCTGGATACTGCTCTAATACAGCTGTGATCTCTTCATCGGAAAGTGCAGCTGACATTTCATCTTTGGATACATCAGTATCCGCCAATTCAAACCGCATTTTCATAACATCATCGGAATTGATATCTTCTGGAAAATAGTTATACGTCATTCTCCTCGCCACCTTCCGGCTGTTCTTCTGGTTCTTCGGTTTCTTCCGGATTAATATCGGAATCTACAGAAAGATCGGCAAGTCTTGTTTCAACTGCTGCCTTGATTCCTTTTCTCGAATCAATCTCATGTAATAGCTGTAAGACCGCTTCCTCTGTCATGGTCGCAATCTCAATTTTTGCCTCTTCCATTGTTTTCTGAATTGTGGCAAAGAACTGTAATAACTGCTGTGCGTTCACTGCAATCTCGTGCTTAGATTGTAATAAAGGAATTGATAAAGTGTTAGGGTTAACATTTAAATCCTCTGCATACGCTCCATTTACGCTCGCTACTTCTGCAATGTGTCCAGACTTCTTTAAAAAAAGAGAGCGTCGTTCATCTACGACACCCTCTGGAATAGTCTCTCCGATCTTATACCGCTTTCCACCAAAGTTTACTGGTTTTAATGCAACATAATTCATATAAAGCACCTCCTACTTGGATACACATCCTGTTAAGAAAGTTGCAAGGTCATCGGAAGTTTTCTTCATATCCGTTGCCATAAGCCCTTCGATGAACTCTGAATGTGATCCTCCTGGTCCATCATACTGTGATGTAGCCATCCATTGACCGTTTCCTAGCATATCCCATGTATAAATATATCCGGCAGATGGTTCTTCAAGATCTACTTCTTTCGGTGCATAAGTTAATAATGCACTGTTATCGTCAAAGACAAATTTCATATCGGCTTTCTGACCGATTTCTGCTGCATTATAAGTTGCATACAGAACTTTTACTTCTTCCAGACCAAGTACCGCTGCAATTACCTGTTCGTTAACAAGTGCTGGATTCGGTGTTGACCCTGAACCTGTAACTCTTTCTAAGAATTGCGGATGATTTTTGATTGCCTTATACGCTCTGTATCCTAAGCATAATTTGTTAGGCATTCTACGTCCGTTTAAAAGGATTTCTTTCTTCATCTCATCAAACTGACCTACGATGTCCGCGTTTGCATCATCAAAATGCACAAACTGTTTAGATGTTGAAGCTGTTGCTTCTCCTGTCTTAACATTTGCCCATGCGTCAGCATTGAAAAACTTGTTTGCAAAGACCATATCAAGGTGCAGATTCATCTGTTCTGAAACCTGTTTTACCTTTGCACGTCTCGGATCAATCGTTGCTGGTGCTCCAGTTCTCTGGTAATCCAGAGCTGTGATGTTATCTACTCCGACGATGATCTGATCTACCTCACATTTGTAAGTATCATCTGAATGAGAGAATACAGCCGGATCTACTGCTCCGAACTTAGGCTTTCTCTTTACCTGATCTTTTGCAATCTCTTCCTTGTTGAAAATATAGTAATTTCCTGTACTTGCCTGCACTGGTAGGATCGGAAAGATACTTGGTGCAACATTCATTCCCGGTGCCTGAAAATATGACATTGCCATATTTGTTAAGTAATAGTTAGGTTTCCATCCTTTCGCAATATCAACTGCGATTGCTGCTGCGTTGTTATGTCCTGTGTTCATTTATTTCATTCCTCCTTTATTTATGCTTCATATCCAGCATGGATGATCGCAACGTTTACGATGTCTCCTTTTGCTGTCGCTGGTGTCAGTGCCATAGCTAAGATGTACTGCCCTGTTGTTGCCTTCTGGCATAATCCCTCTTCATCAACAGCAAGGAAATCTCCAGAATCAAACGCTGCACCAGCGGTCCACATGCCCTGATTTCTGATCTGAACAGTAATATCATCGCCTTTGGATGCTGTTTCATCTCCAAGAAGCACAATTCCTGTTGCTTTCTTTCCGGCTTCAGGGAGTTTCGCTCCATCTTTTGTTAATAAAACTGCTACGGATGTTTTGAGTTCTGCTCCAGCTGTAACATTGATCACTGGGCTTCCACCAGTTGGATTGTATTCATATGTTCTGTTTGCCATCTTCTCTGTACCTCCTTTCTTATTTATCGAACATTGCTCTTAATTCAGGATCATTCTGCATAACGATATCCTGTGCCTGTGCATCAGTAAGGTTTGGCATAGACTTTTTGATCTCTGCTACCTTTGCGTTCATCTTTGCAACACCTTCTGTATCGTCATTTCCTGTGTGAGCTCCACCAGATTTACCGATTTCCTCAAACAGACCCGATTTCTTAATTACCGCAAGGTTGTTATCCATGGATGCAATGAAGTTGTTATACGCTTCATCGGATGTTGCTTTCATGGATTTCAGAACTGGCACTAATTCCTCTGCTTTTGTTCCTAAGAGTTCATACTTCTTAGCAACTTCTTCTAAGGACTTCTGTTCTGCTTCCTCTGCTCTCTTCTGGATTGGTTCCATGATCTTCTCCATCATAGAAATGAAGTCCTTTGTAACACCTTCCATTGCTTTATTCACTGCTTCCTGAACCTGTCCATCAATATCAGCTCTTTTTGCAGTATCCTCTTTTTTTGCATTTGCATCATCCTGTAATGCTTTTAATGCTTCTTTCTTTTCTTCCTCTGTCATATTTGAAATATCAAATGCCATTTCATTCTCCTTTTCTTTTTTTTCTTTGTTAATAGTTTCTGGATCACAAGATTTTTCAATGACTTCTTGCATTTTTGCGATCTCAAAATCATCCGCAACAACAGTATCTTCTTTGTCTGTTGCTGCACGTTCTAATTTGATCCAAGACTTGGATGCATCATCCGAAAATGCCTTAAACTGATCAATGCTCTGTGCGATTGCTGCCTGTTTATCCTCACATTCTTTATCGAGTAAGATTGACACGATCGACTGCTCCAGAGAGTTACAAGCATTCCAGATCTGATCCCTTACGTCATAGATCTTTTTTTCGTTCATTACATCATCAAAGGATGTTGCTTCATCTTCCATGGACTTTCTGACATCTTCTGAATTTACTCCTAAGCTGTCACAAAACGCATTAAAGAATCTCTTGAAAAAGTTTCCCTTCGGCTCTTCTGTACCTCCTCTCTTTTTAATCAGGATATTTGCTTTCTGATCTGCTCCGATATCTACTGCATCGATCTTTTTTACTTCCAGATCTTCCAGCTTTGTCTTTCCTTTTGTTTTCATGTTTCCTCCTTTCTAACGACACTTTTTCGAGTTTTGAACACGAAAATTGCATTTTTGAAACGTTTTATTGCGTTTTTGATACGCAAAGTGCAATTTTTGATACAAAAAATAGACCAATTTGCATTTTTAACAAAATGGTCTATTTTCATTTCAGATTTCACTTAATTTTAGAATAAATTTCAGTTTCTCATCTCGGCTTTCACTTCGTCAATGATTTTCTGAATCTTTCTTTTATAGTTCTTATTCCCTGTCAGTCTTATGTGACTTTCCAAGGTTCTTAGATTTCTGGATGTTGGAACCCTTCTACGTTCCACGTTCTTCTTAATTGTAATCGCAACTCTTTTATTCCTACAGTGCGTATGGTGCAATTCAAAGCAATCAGGGTTGTATACGATCCATTCATCCTGTCGGTGTGATTTCTTAATCTTAAGAATGAGATCATCTCCTAGTTAATTCCTTGCCATGCCTGTTGCAGCAAAAATCCTAACAGTTCCCAGATCTTGTTTTTGATACTTCCCATGCAAATATCTTTGCCGATCTTTTCATCGTAATTCTTTGGATCAACACACGAAGATGATTCCACGATATCAAAACCATTTCGAAGCACACAACGAACAACTGTTGTTGTCTCTCCCATCGTGATTGTCTCCGTAGATGCAATAAAATCATCGACCATTTCTGGTCCGATACTTACTCCAGATGGAAGATTTTTATTATCATTCACTTTCATATATGCTTTCTCAAAAACATCTTTCGGAGACCATGATTCGTACCCATCTGGGTATACAACCTTGTATCCTGTGATTTCCTTTGTGACCGGATTTCTTTCTGGTTCTGCCTGAATCAATTTTGCACCAATATATTTGTCCATCATTCTTCCTCCTCGACTTCAATACGTTTCGCTTTGCCCTCAATACTGAACATCGTATAAGTTCCGTCTTTGATCTTTGCCCATACTTCATCGTCTGTGATATGGAATCCAACCCACCAGCCCTCTGGCAACGTACCTTCCTCTATACCAAGAGTTTTCATCTTTTCCTTAGTGAATATAATACTCTCGATTAAAACGCCTGCACCGCCTCGCTCGTGCATCTCTCCTGCTTCACGATAGAACTCTACATAGGTATATGCTGTCTGTTCTAGTTCTTCCGGATCAATTAAATCGTTCTGGCGGTCAACCAGCTGATTTCCATTCTCATCGACTGCAATCTTAGCCCATCCAAAGACGTACTGCTTTTCTTCGTCCTTCTTAGTAATATCTACTCGATTCAAGGACTTTCGTATACTGTCCTGTGTCTGTGCTGGGGATCGTATATAATCGTTAAAATATCTCATGCTTCCTCCTTCTTATACAGCCGATCAAAGTCTTTCTTGCGAACTACATTCAACCGACCGACTGAATCTTTTACAACGTAGTCTCCTATTCTTGCAACAAGTCTGCTGCCTTTATATTTCCGTGCATTAAAATAGATCGTACATCCAATAACGGAGATTGCTCCGTCACGCTGTGTACGATCTATCATAATTTCTTCGGTATTCATTTTCTTTGTGAACCAGTCAGGGGCGATCATATCAATATCAGCTGTGATCTGCACCGCCTGAACTGTCTGCTCTATTGCTTTGTACTTCATCATTCTTCTTTCTTTGCATATCGTCCAGTTCCATTTGCATAATGGATTCCGTCACAGATTTTCATAGTTACTTCTAACATCCCTAAAGGTTCAAACTGCCTACGAATATTTCTCGGAATTGTCTTATCCTTTAACCATTCATGCATGTCGTCCAGTAATTCAAACCATTCTTGTTCGTGTTCTGATACATCCATATCTTGTTTCATTAGCTGATCGAATCTTTCTTTTAATTCAAGATGTTTTTCCATTTTCTAAAGCCTCCATCCAATGCGATACCTTCTGATAATCTTCAATATTTCCTGATAACATCATTTTATCATAGATCATATTATTCAGCCAGTCATACCTATCTGGTAACGGAACAGAAATAAGCTTCATTGCAAAATCATAATCATTTTTAAATAACCCAGCAACTTTATTTATATTTCTTAAAGCTTCTGTCATATGATCGTACTGTGATTCAAGAATTTGTATATTCTCTTTCTTGCTAATCTCCTGTGCTGCAAACTGTACCGAACCCTCTTCCATGTTCTCATACTGTTTATACATTTTATGATCATATTTTGTAACTGATCTAGCGTGTAACTGTTCATGTAACAAAATATGTGGGGCTGTTTCATGTCTGGTTATAATATCTCCGTTCCACTGGATACCATAAACACCAGAATCATCATCAACTACGACCTTTCCACTCCATGAGCTTTCAAGATCAAGATGTTTGTCTGCAATCTCTGACATTTTATTAGCATGGGTTTCTATTTCCTCTGTGCTGTACTCTCTCAGTTCATCTTCTTCTGTTTCATACTTTGCTGCCATGGATTTTGAATTGACATACATCACACAGCATTTACACCTCGGATGAAGCGGAGGAAGTAGCTTACCTGGGGCAAATTCTTCGTCCATTCCAACAACTTTGCCGTTCAGTTCTCTACATGTGCTGCATGTATTCTCACTGTCCGTTGCGGACCATTTTTTGTCCTGTGGTGGTAATATACCCTGATCGACAAGATTCTTTGTATGCTGGTATCTGCCATACTCATAGGCAAATGCTCTTTCGGTCTGTGCGATCGTCTTTGCTCTTTCTCTGAGCTGACGTTCTGCATACTTCATCTGCTTGTCTCTTGCCATCTGTTCAATCTTTTCTGGCTTTGTTCTTGGGTGTTTCTTCTCCAACTCTGCCTTGATCGTCTCATAATACTTCATAGCTGCCTGAGTCTGTGGCTTTGTTAAACCAATACAGGGACGGATAAACCTTGCAAGCTCATCTGTTCCCATATGTTTTCTTATTCCGATATCGATCATTGACTGAATTGCATCTTTCTGTACTCTTGTACAATTCGTTACAAGCTCAGCTGTGTGCTTTTCCAACCAATCAGATACCGCCCAATGATCTGCATCAAATTTATATCCAATGTCTATTCCTTTGTGCTGGTTTTGATTTTTAGCACCAGCTTTCATTGCTTTAACCATCTCTGGTGCAATCTTATCATGAACCAGTTTTGAATAATCCTGTTGCCATTCTTCTACAGATTTCTTGGAGATCACACCAGCCTGAATAGCTTCTCTGATCTCTTTAAATGTAAAAACCGTCTGCTGATCCTTCCAATACCTGACCAGCAAGCGTGTTAATTCTGGACTGCTGCTATTAAGAAACCTCTCTAATGCTTCTTTCACATCATTTGGCTTCATCGATCCACGCTTCTTAACCTTTCGGAATAGGAACATATAATCAGCTCCTTCCTAATCGTTTCTTGGCTTCCTGTACCTTTCCATCATCTTCGGCAACGTCCTGATTGTTCTCCGGGTGTACATTATTTCCCTGTGATCCAAGATCGTTTGTCTGCTGATCTTCTCTGTCAGGATCAATGAATCTTTCATCGTTAGCTACCTTTGGTGGCAAATTAGCGGCTTCTCGAACATATGTTTCCAATTCGTCGTCTGGGATCAATACACCAGTGCCAACCATCGTCTGGATGTACTGTGCTAATTTGTTCATGTCGATCTTTTCAATATCTCCGTGAACCATCTTCGGGTAGTCTGTGATCCCCTTGAAATGTTCTCCGTTTAGATCAATCAATCTTGGGATCGCTTGGTTATTAAACGCTTCACAGATAATGTCAAGGTATGATCCAATAGCTATAGCAAATAACTCTGTCTTATCATCGGACAATGCAAATGATCCAGTGTGTTCATGCCCCAACAGAATAAAATCCGCAAGCGTTGTCATTGCTATGCGGCTATCATAACG